CACGTGGCTAGTAAAAAAATACAATCATGGCCGCCGCGTTGGATGACGCCGGTGGACTTGGCAGACCGCAAACGCGGCGACGGCCCACTCTATTCTGAATTTGCAGAAGCAGTATGCAGAGTAACCAAAGACTCCGTCGCAGCACCAGCCGGCGAACTTTTACACTTGCGCGATTGGCAGAAGGAACTTCTCAATCACGCACTCGCACGCAGAGCAGACGGCCGCTTCAAACACAGAGTGGCGCTCATTGGAATGGCACGCAAGAACGGCAAGTCCGCGCTCGCAGCTTCGATGGGATTATCAGCGCTCACACTTGGCGGCAACGGTTCCGAAATTTATTCATGCGCAGCAGATCGAGATCAGGCTCGCATCGTATTCGGAACAGCAAAGCGAATGGTTGAACTTGACCCGGAACTTTCTTTGATGTTCACACTTTATCGCGACGTAATCGAATACAAAGACAAGGGTTCCGTTTACCGAGTGCTTTCAGCAGAGGCATACACGAAAGAAGGACTCAACCCTTCACCGATCGTAATCTTTGACGAAGTCCACGCGCAGCCAAACCGCGAACTCTGGGATGTTATGTCGCTCGCAGGCGGCGCACGATCGGATTCACTTCTTCTAGGAATCACCACAGCAGGAGTAAAGACGCAAGCAAACGGCCAGGACAGCCTCGCATATTCGTTATACCAATACGGCCAGAAACTCGTAAAGGGCGAACTTGTAGATCCGTCGTTCTTCTTTGCCTGGTGGGAACCGAAGAACCCAGAAGCAGACCACAGAGATAAGCAGCTCTGGATCGAATCAAACCCCGGCTTCGCAGACATCGTCGATGCCGAAGATTTCGAGAGCGCCGTACTTCGAACACCAGAAGCAGAATTCAGAACCAAGCGCACGAATTGCTTCGTTTCCACAGTAACCGCATGGCTTCCAACAGGATCATGGGAAGCGCTGATCGACACAGAGAGAACGCCAGAACCAGGAGAAGAAGTTATCCTGGCATTTGACGGAGCGTTCTCAAACGACAGCACCGCGCTAATCGCCTGGCTGCTTGGCGGCGACAAACCGCACCTGATGGTTGTAGGAATCTGGGAGCGACCAGACGACGCAGAACAGGGCTGGCACGTTCCAGTCGCCGAAGTAGAGCAGACGATTATCGACACATTCAGGAATAGCAACTTCCAAACCAAAGAGATCGTCTTCGACCCGGCACGCTGGCAGCGCACCTTTATGGTTCTGGACGAGCAAGGAATGCCAGTCGTTTCCTACCCGAACAGCGCAGAGCGAATGGTTCCAGCGACGCAAAAATTCTATGAAGCCGTAGTGAATCAAAGCTTCACTCACGATGGCGATGAAAGAATGGCAAGGCACATCACAAACTGCGTCACGAAGCAATCATCTCGGGGCGTTATGGTTGCGAAGGCAAGCTCGAAAAGAAAAGTCGATGCGGCCGTCGCAGCAATCTTCGGATATGACAGGGCAACGCAACCACCAGAACCAAAGTCACCAGTGGCCCGGTTCTTCTCGGTTCAACTTTAGGAGCGCAATGAAAAAAATAGATTTCTCACTCGTGGCAGAAGTGACAGGCGTGGCATTGGCGACGATAGGAATCGGAATGCTTTCACTTCCGATCGCATTAATTACACTAGGCACATTCCTAGTATGGATAACAGAAAAGGCTAACTGATGAGTCTATCGAAGCGAATCAAAGCAGCAGAGCAGAAGCGCACAAACAATAGCCAATGGGTCGAACCACTTATCCCAGGCCGCCCTGCTTACATGGCCCCATCTGGAATCGATGTAAATGCAGACTCTGCAATTCGCATGTCGACAGTTTATGCCTGCGTAAGATTGCTCGGCGATACGATTTCCTCGTTGCCACTTGCAGCATACGTGCGACGCGGCAGAAACAGAATCTCATACGCCAGCGTTTACGGATCGCAACCAGCCTGGATCAACAAACCAAATCCAGAAGCATCGCGCCTAGAGTTTTACGAGCAGATAATCGCTTCACTTAATATTCATGGCAACGCATTCATCCTCACCGTTCGCGACGACATGGACGAAGTCCAAGAAGTCTATTGCGTACACCCGGACGACGTTCGCATTGAACGCCCACGCCCAGGAGAGCCAATCATCTACAAGATGAAAGATCCAGAGGGAACCTTCTCGCGCATTTTGACGTCACGCGAAATGAAACACATTCCACTCTTCAGACTTCCCGGTTCACTTTACGGCCTCGGCCCAATCGCAGCAGCTCGACTCACGATCGGCGCAGCGATGGCAGCAGACACATACGCAGCCGCATACTTCGGCAACGCGGCAAACCCAGGCGGCGTCATTGAAGTACCGGGTGAATTAACAGAAGAGCAGGCAAGCGACATCGGCCGCGACTGGAACGTAACGCACACAGGGCCGTACCGCGCAGGCAAGATCGGAATCCTTTCAGGCGGCGCACAATTCCGCCCACTCACTCTCAACGCGCAAGACGCGCAGCTGCTAGAAGCCCGGCGCTTCAACGTTGAAGATATCGCGAGATTATTCCGAGTACCGATCAGCCTATTAGGACACCCAGTAGCAGGAGCGATGTCATTCGCCAGCGTTGAAGCGCAGAACCTTTCATTCGTTCAGCACTCACTTCGCCCATTATTGGAACGAATCGAACAATCAATGTCCGAATTACTTCCAGAGCCGGACGGCTTCATCAAATTTAATCTTGACGCATTGCTTCGTGGAACCACACTCGAGCGCTTCGATGCATACACAAAGGGCCTACGCGAAGGCTTCCTATCACTTAACGACGTCCGCGCCGTTGAAGATTTAGCACCACTGGGAACACCAGGCGATCAATTCAGAGTGCCACTTCAGAACATCGATGCAGCAGATGCACCAGATGTAGGACTCAAACTTCGAGCAGAGATCGCAGCAAGCCTGATCCAGGTCGGCTTCGATCCAAAGGCCGTAACAGAAGCCGTCGGATTACCACCGATGGCCCACACAGGAGTGCCAAGCAGCCAGCTACAGCAGATCTCCACAATTGACCCAGGAGATCCGGCTTCAGTTTATGAGGTGGAATAAATGCCATATTTCATAAGCGATAGCCAGAGCGACTGCGCAGGATGGGCAACCGTTAAAGAAGAAGCAGACGGCGCATACACCACAATCGGATGCCACGAAAACAAACAGGACGCCGTCGACCAGATGGTGGCCGTTTCGATCGCAGAAGATATGCAACCAGGCGGCGAAGTAAGCAAGCGAGAACTTCCAGACAATTACAGGCCAGCACTTTCAGAAGATGTGCCAGAAGGAAGAGCGTGCGGAAATTGCTTGTTCTACAACGAAGAGAAGCAAAATACAGAAGGAACCAAAGCATGGTGCGAGCACTGGAATGATTATGTAGATGGAGCCTATTACTGCAACGCATGGCAACCACAAACAAACACCAGACAAGTCGACCTAAGTGTCCCCCAATTTATTCAAGCAAACGCAGAACGTGGACTTCAATATTTACGTGACGGATATGGCGGCGACGGCCTCACAGAAGGAACCAAGCAAGCAGCTCGCGATATGGCAGCAGGCAACATAACCGAAAACAAGATCAGGAAGATGGCCCCCTGGTTTGCAAGACACAAAGTCGACGGCCAAGCACCGAAGAACAGCAACCCATCCGATCCCGGATACCCAGGCGCAGGATTAGTGGCCTGGCTCTTATGGGGCGGAGATTCCAACTTCAGCGACCGAGCACAAAACTGGGCGCAGAGAAAAATAGACGCACTCGACGCGGAAGAAGACTCAAGGAGCAAAATGACAAAGAAAATCGAACGCCGCACCTTTACGATCAAGAACGTAGAAGCACGCCAGGCAGAGGACGGAACGATGCGCCTCTCCGGATACGCCGCCGTCTTCAATAACGACAGCGTGCCGCTTCCATTTATTGAACGGATTGCACCCGGCGCATTTCGCAAGACGCTAACCGAAACACCAGATGTGCGCCTCTTGATCAATCACGAAGGTCTACCTTTGGCACGCACGAAGAACGGAACCCTTCGACTTAAGGAAGACGAAACCGGCCTCTACATGGACGCCGATCTTCCAGACACGCAAGCAGCTCGCGACCTTTACACCCTGGTCGAGCGCGGCGACGTTGATCAGATGAGCTTCGCATTCCGAGTGATCCGCCAGAGATGGAACGAAGGAAGAACCGAGCGCACCCTTACAGAATTATCGCTGGCAGATGGCGACGTTTCAGTCGTTACTTACCCGGCATATCCAACCACAACAGTCGAAGCCAGGGAACAATTAAAGGCAGCGATGCAAGCAGTAAAAGAAGGACGCGATATCAGCCCTGAAACCATGCTGGTGCTTGAAAATATATTCTCGGATCTTTCAGAGGGCCACGAATACATCATGAAGGCGGCTCAAATAATGTCGGAATTTATGGCGATGGAAGATTCCACATACATGGAAGATGAAGAAGAGGATCGCGCAGTCGATACAGTCGGCAGCTTCGTATCCTGGGATTCTTCTGGCGGCACAGCACGCGGCAAGATTGTCCGCGTTGTCCGCGAAGGATCTCTTAACGTTCCAGAAACAGAATTCACGATTAACGCAGAAGAAGACGACCCTGCTGTTTTGATTCGACTCTATCGCGAATTGAGAGATGGATACGTTGCAACGGATACATTGGTAGGACATAAGGCATCCACACTCACACTGATCGATGCACTACCAGAACCAAGTCCAGAAGAAGCAGGGCGCAAGATTTCTCTTCGCCTTGCGCAAGCAATCATCAGTAATACAAACTAGAATTCTGCTGCAATCAGCAGATACAAAGCCGGAGCGCCTCTCGCACCCAACATGCGCCGCGAGATTAAGTGACACC